GGACGGGACGGAGAGCCTGGGTGACCCGGGCAAGAAGGCCCTGGACACCATGAAGGGCCGCCTCAAGGCCGAGCGCGAGAAGCGGCGCACCCTCGAGGCCCAGCTCGCCGAACGCGACAAGCCCGCGGACGGCACCCAGCCCGACCAGGAAGCTCTCGTGCGGCAGGCCGAAGTACAGGCCATGGCCCGCGTGAACGAGCGCCTGGTCAAAGCGGAGGTGAAGGCCGCGGCCGCGGGCAAGCTCGCCGACCCGGCCGACGCCCACCGCTTCCTGGACCTGACTCAGTTCGAGGTCGACGACGACGGCAACGTCGATGCCGACGAGGTCGCCGAGGCGATCGACGAACTGCTGCAGTCCAAGCCCTACCTGGCCGCGCAAGGCGGCAGCACCAAGCCGCGGTTCCAAGGAACCGCAGACTCCGGCGCCCGCAAGGGGACCCGGCCCACCCAGCTCTCCGAGTCGGACGTCAAGCGTCTGGCAGCGGCGGGCAACCACGCCGAGATCGTCAAGGCCCAGGCCGAAGGCCGCCTCGACGACTACCTCGGCTCCACCCGGTAACCCCCTAGCAGGAGAAGACCATGGCCGTCAGCGCCTTCAAGCCCGAAATCTGGAACGCGAACCTCCTCGTCACGCTGGAGAAGTCGCACGTCTACGGTGCGGCCGGTGTCGTGAACCGCGACTACGAAGGCGACATCGCCTCCGCCGGAGACACCGTCCACATCACCTCGCTCGCCGACCCGACGATCGGCACCTACACCCCGCACACCGACATCACCATCGAGGACGTCGACGACACCGACGCCACGCTCCTCATCGACCAGTCGAAGTACTTCGCGTTCGAGGTCGACGACGTCGAGAAGCGCCAGGCCATGAACGGCGGGGCGATCCTGACCGAGCAGGCCCGCAAGGCGGCGTACAAGCTGCGCGACGTCGCTGACACCTACGTCGCCGGCCTCATGGCCGCGGGTGTCGACGCGGGCAACCTGGTCGCCGAGCAGACCCTGACCGACCCGGCCGACGCCTACGACCTCCTGGTCGACCTCGGCACCGTCCTGTACGAGGACGACGTCCCGTTCGAGGGCCGGTGGGCGGTGGTCACCCCGAAGTTCTACGGGCTGCTGCTCAAGGACCCGCGGTTCGTGTCCGCCGGTGACGCGCAGGCGGCTGCCACCCGCATGAACGGCATGGTGGGCGAGGCGGCCGGGTTCTCCATCCGCATGTCCAACAACGCGCCCAACGGTCCGGGCGCCGGCGCGGGCAAGCTCGTCATCGCCGGGTACAACGGGGCGGTCACCTACGCCGAGCAGATCAACAAGACCGAGGCGGCCCGCAAGGAGAAGGGCTTCGCGGACATCGTGAAGGGCCTGCACCTGTACGGCGCGAAGGTCGTCCGCCCGAAGGGCCTGGCCGCAGCGGACGTGATCATCTAATGAGCACCGAGCTGCAGGACGGGCAGGAGATCAGGCTCTTCGGTTCCGGCGGGGCCCCGGTCCTGCTGACGGTCGGGAGCCCGTTCTCCGCCCAGGAGATCGAGAAGCGTCTTAACAGCCGTGAGTGGCGCCGCGAGGGCGACGACGCGGATACCTCCCAGGCGGGCCCGCGCCCGCGCAAGGAGAAGCTGTCCAAGCCGGAGGACCGGACCGGTGAGGGGCCGAAGCCTCGGCGCGAACAGCGGTCCTCGGCCGGCGACGCGGAGCCTGGTCAGCCCAGCCCGCGCACGGAGATTCTGTCGACGCCGGACAGTCGGCCCGACGAGGCCCCGGTCCAGGCTTCTGGCGACCCGGACCGTCCGGCCGTGACCGCGCCCAAGAGCGACTGGATCGTCTACGTCGCCCGCACCCAGCACATGTCCCGTGAGGACGCGGCGAACTACACCAAGGCCGACCTCATCGACATGGCCGGCTGACGACCAGGAGGTCACCGTGGCATTGGACCCATTGGCAACGGTGGCCGACCTGGCCGCCCTTGGCCTGCCCATCGCAGACGACGAGACGACAGTCGTCGAGAGCTATCTCGCGACGGCGTCCGCCGCCGTCCGGGATGCGGCCGGATCGCCGATCTCGCAGACGACGTCCACGGTGAAGCTGGAGGGAGAGCCCACCCAACGGCTCCGGCTGCCGGGCTCTCCCATCACCGGCGTCACCAGCGTCAAGCTCGACGGCAAGGCCGTCACGGACTACCGGTTGGTCTCAGACCGGCTGTGGCGTCACGGCGGCTGGGGCGGTTCGGACGGCCCCTCCGAGGTGGAGGTCACCCAGATTCACGGCCTGCCCGAAGTGCCGGCCGACCTCATCGACCTGGTCGGCCGCCTCGTCGCCGGGGCGCTCGCCTCGTACCGTGCCGAGGATGGCGGGGCCAGCCTCGGCACGCAGGTCGTCACCTCGGAACGGATCGGGGACTACGCCGTCACCTACGGCGGAGACGGCCTGGCCACCGACATGGAGCTCCCCGCGTACCTGCGTGAGCGTCTGGCCGCCCGATTCGGCGGCGGGATGTCCTTGCACAGGTCGCGGTGAGAGGGCCCGGCCGGTTCTTCAACCGGCGCCTCGAAGTGTGGCGGCCGGCCACGGTCGACGACGGGTACGGCGGGCAGGAGACCACGTTCGTCCAGCAGCCCGGGACCGTGCGGGCCAAGGTCGACCAGCCGTCCAACGCGGACCGGATGCTGGCCGCGCAGGCGCATTCCCAGCACGATCACACCGTGTTCCTCCTCCCGCGCGCGGACGTGCGCAGGGGCGACGAGCTGCGCGGCATCGACCAGCTGGGCCAGGCGCAGGTGTTCAAGGTGCTGGCCACGGTGAAGCCGTCCACGCCGGTCTACTCCAAGGCCCCGTGCCAGCTGATCCAGAGAGAAGGTGCCTGACATGACGCAGCAGGAGCCGCCACGGCTGCCTCAGGTGGAGCCGCACGAAGCCAGGCGTACCGCCGAGGACCTCCTCGGCCTGGACGCCACCGACGTGGACGTTCCCCGGGCGATCGCCTGGGGCCTGGTCGCGGTGGCCGGTGAGCTCGCCGCGATCCGGCGGAAGCTGAAGTAGATGGCCCGCCGACGAGGTCGGTCCGGTGGCAGGGGCGGCGGCACCAGGTCGACCGGCATCACCGTGCAGATCGAGGGGATCGACCGGCTGCGCGACCAGCTCGCCGACCTCACACCGACCATCCGGGCCGCCGGGTTCAAGGCCCTGAAGGAGTCCGCGGAGGCCATCCGCGCGGACGCTTCCGCCGGCGTCCGGGTCAAGTCCGGGAACCTGCAGAAGTCCGCGAAGGCCCGGTTCCACAACAACCAGCTGCGGGCCGAGATCGGGTGGTGGGATCCCGACGATCTGTACGCGATCCTCCACGAGTTCGGCACCCGGAAGATCCCGGCCCGGCCCGCGCTCGGCCCCGCGGCCGCGTCGGAGCGAACGAAGATCGCCGCCCGTATCCAGGCCGAGGTGAGGAGGGCCCTGTCGTGACGAGTGCCCCGTCCCCGATGCTCGGCGTCCAGGGCGCCATCATCAGCCTCCTGCGCGGCGACGCCGCCCTGCTGGCCATGGTCGGTGTCATGCGGGGGGCCGAGGCGACACCGGCCAGCACCGTGTACGACTTCGTCCCCGAGCAGGTCCCCTACCCGTTCGTCGTGGTTGGTGAGGCGATCGAGACGCCGGACAACCGGCACGGCGGGTTCGGCCGGCAGACCGTGCCGACCCTGCACGTGTGGGACCAGTACCGCGGGTACACCCGGGTGCTGCGGATCGGGTCCAGGATCACCGAGCTCTTGGACCACCAGCCGCTCACCGTCCCCGGAGTGGACTGGATCGCCACCCGGTATGAGTTCGGCCAGACCCTGACCGACCCGGAACCGCCCGGGGACATCCGCCACCTGGTGCTCCGCTACCGCGTGGTCACCGAGCAACACCCCTGATCCCCCTGTGACCGCCCCGTGCCGACCGGCCCGGGGCTTTCTTCTTGCCCGAGGAGGCAGCCATGGCCGGTATGGACGGCTTCGGAGTAGAGCTCCAGCGCGGCGACGGTGAATCCCCTGAGGTGTTCACCGCCATTGCCGACATCACCAACCTGTCGGGCCCGGGACTCTCCCGGGAGACCCTCGACGTCACAAGCCACGGTTCTCCGGACGGGTGGATGGAGTTCCTCGGCGGGCTGAAGGACCCGGGCGAGGTGTCCGCGGACATCAACTACCAGCCCGAGAAGCACGACACCCTCGTCGCCGACTTCGACGACACCGCACCCCGCAACTACAAGATCGTGTTTCCCGACACGGGGGCCACGACGTGGTCCTTCCCGGCGATCATCACCGGGTTCGAGCCGGAAGCCCCCTACGACGACAAGGCCGCCGCCTCCCTCACCTTCAAGGTGTCCGGGAAGCCGGTCATCAGCTGATGCCCGCGCAGCGAATCACCGTCACCCGCGCCGGCCACCGCGCCTGTGTCGTCGTCGACGGTGTCGAGATCCCGCCGAATGCGATCGGGCGGCACTCCGTGACCGTCCCCGTCGACCCCGACGAGCCGCCCTCCGTCCAACTGACGCTGATCGGCGCCCACGTTGAGGTCCTGAACACCCTGAAGGAAGGCGCCACCGATGGCACTGCTGAGTAAGGCCCAGATCACCGAGGTCGACGACCGTAAGTGGGAGGACGTCGACGTCCCCGAGTGGGGCGGAACCGTCCGTGTCCTCGGCATGTCCGGCACCGAGCGCAACGCGTATCAGAGCTCGCTCGTCGTGCTCGGCCCGAACGGCTCCGTGCAGCGGATGAACATGGCCGACCAGCTCGCCAAGCTCGTCGCGAAGTCCATCGTCGGCGAGGACTTCGAGCGCCTCTTCACCGACAAGGACGTGGCCGCCCTCGGCAAGAAGAACGGCGCCGTCCTCGAGCGGATCGGCGCCGTTGCGCAGCGCCTGTCCGGTCTCCGCAAGGAAGACGTGGACGCCGCGGCGGGAAAATCCGCAGCAGCCCCGAGCGACGGTTCTACCACCGCCTAGCGCTCGAACTCGGCTGCACCGTGCCCGAGCTCCTGGCCCGATGCACGTCGGCCCAGCTCACCGAATGGATGGCCTACGAGCAGGTCACCGGTCCGCTCGGCCCGGAGCGCCAAGACCTCCTCTTCGGGATCCTCACCGCGACCGTGTCCAACGGTTCCCGCGGCAAGGGTCAGCGGGCGAAGGAGCCCAAGGACTTCATCCCGAAGTGGGACCAGGGCGGGAAGCGCGAGCCCGCTGACTGGCGGCAGATGCTCGCCACGGTCCAGTCCATGAACCGGCGCCTCGGCGGTGCTGATCGCAGAGAAGGGAGCCGCTGATGGCCACGCTCGAAGAGCTCCTCGTCTCGGTCGGCATCAACACCGACGATCTCACCACCGGCGCGCAGGGCGCGGCAGACGATGTGGGGGCAAGCCTCGGCGGCATCGGTGCTCTGGGCGCCGGCGCCGCCGTGGGCGGGCTGTTCGCCATGGGCCTGGCCAACGCCATGGACGCGTCCGCGGCGAACACCAAGCTGGCCAACCAGCTGGGCCTGTCCGAGCAGGAAGCGGCCCGTGCCGGTGACGTCGCCGGTGAGGTGTTCTCCGCTGGCTTCGGCGAGTCGATCGGCGGCGTGAACGAGGGCATTCAGGCCGTCGTGTCCTCGGTCGGCGGCATGAGCGAACTCACCGATGCCGAGCTGCAGTCGATGACGACCTCCGCCCTGATGCTGGCGGAGACGTTCGAGCTGGACGTGGCGGATGCCGCGCAGGCAGCCGGAGCGATGATCAACAACGGGTTGGTGAAGGACGGGGCCGAGGCCTTCGACGTCCTCACGGTGGCCGCGCAGAACCTGCCCAAGCAGATGCTCGAGGACATCCCCGCCACGGTGAACGAGTACGGCAAGCACTGGTCGAGGATCGGCCTGGACGCACAGACCGCGATGGGCATGATGTCGCAGTACGTGCAGGCTGGCGGCCGCGACATCGACCAGGCCGGGGACGTGCTCCATGAATTCGCGCGCATCACGTCCGAGGAGACCGACAAGGCCTCGGCTGCGTTCAAGGGCCTGGGCCTGAACTCCAAGGACATGCTGGCCGACATCCACAAGGGCGGCGAGCCCGCGAAGGCAGCCCTGCAGAAGACCATCGAGGCGCTCCGCGGCGTCAAGGACGAGGGCAAGCAGTCCGCCCTGGCGGTGGAGCTCTTCGGCGACATGGCCGGTGAGGGCGCCGA